TAACAGAAAAGTTGTATGCATTGAATGGAAAAAGGTTGAGCGATGATTGATCCCATCACCGCCCTAGCTGGCATACAAACAGCCATCAGCATGGTCAAGAAGGCCAGTGCTGTGGCATCTGATCTTGGGTCTTTAGCCCCAATGATTGGTAAGCTTTTTGACGCTAAATCAACTGCCACTAAAGCTTTAATTGAAACGAAGAAGAGTAAAGGTTCCAACATGGGAACTGCTCTTCAGATTGAGATGGCTCTTGAACAAGCTAGAGCGTTTGAAGAAGAACTCAAGATGCTCTTTATGACCACAGGCAAGATTGATGTGTGGAATAAAATTAAAGCTCGGCAAGACCAGATGGATATTGACGATGCAAGAGAGCTTCGTGCTTTAGAGCGAGCAGAAAAGAAAGCCAAAGAAAAAGAAGCTGAGATGAATGAGCTGGTAATGATTATTGGTGGCTGTGCTTTTGTTTTGCTCTTGGTTGGAATTGGTATTTATGAACTCATGGAGTTCTGCAACACTACTAGAAGGTGTGGGCGGTGAACGAATATCAAAAGACCTTTGACTTATGTATAAAGATATTTGTCTATGGGTGTGTGGCTCTGTACTTCTTAGGCTTCCTGAAGTTCTTGCCTGATGATTTGTCTGACAAGATTGTGAACTTGTTATTAGGAAAGGTTGGCTTATGAAAGTAACACCTTATCAACACAATGCAAACATGCTTCGTGAATATCAGAAGGTTATTCATCAACAGCATTTAAAAGACTTAGAGAAGCTTAACCGCCAAACTCAAGAGAAGATTAAAGCTCAGTGGGTAAAGGTAGATTCTGTGGATGTAATGGTATGAAATATTTATTATTGTTATTGTTGCTCACTGGTTGTGAAGACAAGTACAGATACTTCTGTCAGAACCCTGACAACTTCCATGCTGAGCCATGTCAGAAACCTAGATGTCAATTCACACAGACATGTCCTGAGTATTTAGTTGCACCCATATTGGAGAAACAAATTGAGAGAACTGCTAATCAAAATGCTGACACCCAACCAGCAACCAAAGCCAAAGCTAACAACTGAAGAGTTTGAGGTTAGGGTTTGGGGGTTTGTGGTGGTGGCTATCACCATCATTCTCTTTGGTATTGTGTTTGCCTTGCTCTATTCTGTTACTTTTGTAACACAACCAATCAAGAGTATGGCTCCGATTGACCAAGCCTACACCAAGATGCTTAATGATATAGTATTACTTATTGTAGGTGGCATTGGTGGCATTGTGGGTAAGAGGGCAGTTAACTCAGCACAGAATGCTTTTAAACCTCCTCAGCCTCCAATGCAGGGCTGTGGCGGTGGATATGGCGGTGGTGGCTATGGTAGCAGCTACGCCCCTCCACAGTCGGCCTATGGCCTTCCTAGCCAGCCCTTCGGTGCTATGCCTGTATGGAAGAACCCAGAGCTAGACGAAAGCTGGACTCCCGGTCCTCCACCAACAACACCTCCTGAACACATGGAGCCTGATGAGGATAGGGAAGAGATAGCAGCAGCTAGAAAAGAGGCTGAGTGATGTTTCCTATTCCACTGCCTTGGATAATTATTGGTGCAATGGTTGCACTATTTGGTACATATCAAGTTGGTCATCACTATGGCTGGATTGAGCGTGACGAAGAGATGCAGATAGAGATAGCTAAGAAGAATGAAGAAGCCCGTGAAGTAGAGAAGAACATGACTTCTAAACTTGCTGATAAAGAAACAGAGTTGAGAAAGGCAAAGAATGAAATATCTAAAAAGCAGTCTGCTATGCGTGAGCTTGCTAACACTGGCAGGTTGCGCCTCCCCACCACCAGTTGTGTACAAGCCAGCACAAGTGCTGCCCCTGCCACAGGAGATAGCAGAGATGAGCCAACCGAACTTGAGCGACAGACTATTGCAACTCTTATCGACATCGTTGCCGAAGGAGACAAAGCCATCGTCAAGCACAACGCCTGTGTCGCAGCCTATAACGAAATGAGGGAGTTGGTAAACAATGGTAACAAGTGAACAACTAAGACAGCTACACATTGAGCCATCTTTGGCTGATGCTTTCAATGAAACCTTTGAGAGATTTGGTATAGTTACACCAGCTCAACAGGCTTCATGGATTGGTCAATGTGGTCATGAGTGCGGTAACTTTCGTATTATGGAAGAAAACCTGAACTATCGTGCTCCCACTCTGCTGAAGCTGTTTCCTCAGAATCCTAAGCGAGTCTGGGGCTTCACCCCTGAGAGTGCTGCAGAGTATGAGAAAAAGCCACAGCGTATTGCCAATAGGATTTACGGCAATCGTATGGGCAACAGGGATGAGGCTAGTGGGGATGGGTTCAGGTTCCGTGGATCCGGCTTCCTCCAGCTAACTGGACATAGCAACTTCTACCATGCAGGTCAAGCCTTAGGTGTAGATTTTGTTATGCAGCCAGAGCTTGTTCGTACTCCCAGATATGCAGCACAGACCGCTGGCTGGTTCTGGCAGACTCACAGGCTTAACCAATATGCTGACAGTGGTGACATCCTCACCATGACAAAGCGAATCAATGGTGGTACTATTGGTTTAGAAGATCGTAAGAAGCATATAGAACATGCCTTACATGTATTAGGTGGTTGACTAAGCCCCTAAATTGTGGTATGACAAGGCTTAAAGGTATATAATGTTACCAGCTTCTCTAAGTATTATTGGCAGAGAAGTGCCGATTAGAGTTGTAGATGTATTCCCAGAACAACTGGGAGAGTACAACTATGATGATTATGCAATTAAAATAAAGTCTGGTCAGCACCCCTTAGCGGAGGCAGATACATTGTTACATGAATGTATACACGCTATAGACGACTGCTTCCAATTAAAACTGTCAGAGAGGCAGGTGTATTGTTTAGCTGTAGGAGTGTTAGCACTACTTAGAGATAACAGAAATATGCTTGCCTATTTAACTGAAGCAATAGAGAAACCAAGAAACATATGAAAGATTTTACATCACAGCAAAAAGAAGTCGTAGCTAGAAAGCTAGGCTACGATGGTCCTATGCAAGGCTTTGATGAATTCATTGCATCCTCTCCTTCACTAGAAGCTAAGTATGCTGCCATCACTGGTAAGTTTTCTCAGCGTATGGCTAATGGTGGCTTGGTTAAGATGAAGCCCAGAGGCTTTCCGGCTGGAGGATATGTAACGACAGAAGCCCCAAAATATACAGATGAACAAATAGCTTCTTGGTGGAGTAATCCCGCAAACCAAGCGTTAAGTGATGGTCAGATTAAAGCAATTATGCTTCAGGAGGGTGTTAGTCCTGAGCAGTTTGCTAGGTCTATTGGTGCTAATGAAGAGACTGCTGCTGATATTAATGCTAGGTATCAAGTTGCTACACCAGAAGAATCAACACAAGCAGTACCTCCAACAACTGTACCTCCAACAACTGTACCACCAATAACAACTACACCAGCACCAACTACAACTGTACCACGAACAACAGCACCTATTACAACTAGACCAGTTACTACAGTACCTCCTACAACTAGACCAATTACTACAGCTCCTATTACAACAATTCCCGGTACTACAAGAGCACCGGGTGTGACCCTGTCTCCAGCAGATGCAGCAGCGGCCTTGACTAGTAGAACCGCTGCAACACAGACTGGTGGAGGTGTTACTTTCTCAGCTACAGGTGTTCCTCAGGCTGGTGATGCTGCTCAAGTAGGTACGATTGCTACTATTGATTCTACTGAAGCTCAGAAGATTGGTACAGAAGAAAGAGCTGGAACTGTAAGTACTATTGAAGGAACTACTCCCGCTACTGCTACATTAGCAGCTCTTCCTACCACACTGACAGCAGATCAAATGACAGCAACTGCTGCTGCTCCCGGCTTAGCCACTGCTCTTTCTACTGTTACTCCTGCAGATGGCACATTATCCGAAGCTGCCAAAGTAGATGCAGAAGAACTTTGGACAACTGCTTTAACTGCTGCTAGAGAAAAGGTTCCTCAGATTGACACTGCTCAAAAAGTAGCGGTGGTTCCAGAGAGAACTCTACTTACAGGTGAGACTGTTGCTGGGTCTGCTGTTGATATGACTAAGGTGGCTACAGAGCTTGCTAAAGCTGAAGCTGCACAAGGAACTGTCACTGAAGACATGACTGTACAGGGTCAGCTTGCTAAGCTTACTAAAAACTTTGATGCTACCAATCCCCCATCTTGGGCTGCTGGTGCATTGAGAGCAGTGACAGCAGAGATGGCTGCTAGGGGCTTAGGTGCTTCTAGCTTGGCTGGTGCTGCTTTGGTGCAAGCTGCTATGGAGAAGGCTCTTCCTATTGCTTCTGCTGATGCTGCTATATATCAACAATTTGCTTCACAGAATCTGTCTAACAGACAACAGATAGCTGTTCTTACAGCACAACAAAGAGCTACCTTCTTAGGTCAAGAGTTTGACCAGAACTTCCAGACCCGTGTTGTTAACGCTGCCCGTGTTGCTGACATTGCCAACTTAAACTTCAATGCTAAACAGCAAGTGGCTTTAGAGAATTCTAGACTAGCTCAGTCTGTAGACTTAGCTAATCTGAATAGCAGACAAGCTGCTTTCATGGCTGAGCTTGCACAGACAGCTACACTTGAAACAGCTAGTTTAAATAACAGACAGCAAGCTGCTGTTGTTAATGCTCAGGCTGCTTTGCAGATTGATTTGACCAACATGTCTTATGAACAACAAACAACTGTTCTTAAAGCACAACTAACAGCACAGGCTATTTTGTCTGATGCTGCTGCTGAGAATGCTGCTAAACAGTTTAATGCTACTAGTGCAAATCAAACAAAGCAATTCTTTGCTACTCTCTCTTCACAAGTGAGTCAGTTTAATTCTGCACAGAGTAATGGTATGGAACAATTTAAAGTTGACCAAGCAAACTCTGTTAAGAAGTTTAATGCTGAAGTTACTAATCAAAGAGAACAATTCAATGCACAGCAACGATTGGTGATTGATCAATCTAATGCTCAATGGCAAAGAGAAATTTCTACAGCTAACACAGCAGCCACTAATTTAGTAAATCTACAGAATGCTCAGCTCTCACAGCAGATGTCATTGACAGAATATAATAATGAGATACAGATGTATCGTGATGCTGTAACACATGCTTGGCAGTCTGCTGAGAATGATGCTAACAGAGCAACCACTCTTGCTGCTTCAGAGATTTCTGCTGCTGCTGCAATTCAAGGTGCAAATATTAAAGCAGATGGGGATAGCTCAGCAGCTATTGGTGGATTTATTGCCCGTGTTCTAATTGGTAAGTAATATATGAAAAACTTTAAAAACTATTATAGTAAAGTGGATGGTATGGCTAATGCTACCCTATCTAAACCAAAGAAAGATACTGGTAAAGGTTTGTTATCTAAAACATCCACAGAATCAGAAGTATCAACACCATCTTCTAAAGATGTATTTGCTAAAGTAGCCAACTACATGGCAGCAATTAGAAAACAAAAACAGGAGTTGATGAATGACAGATGATATTTTATTTACTGCACCTATCCCCGGTCAATCATTAACGATTGAGCCGGGTAGTGGTCCTTGGGAGCAGCCTCCTCAGTATGTCACTGTAGATGATGTAGCTTCTTTCTATTCTGATAAGCTGGACAATCCAGAGGCTATCTTTGAGTTGATGTCTTTGCTTGAGAAGGGCATACCCATTCTTACTATTGTTAATACAATGGTGAAGACATCTATCATGAAGGGCTATCACACTGTTGATACAGGTTTCTTAGTTACACCAATCATTGTAGAAATTATTAAGACAATAGCAGATTTGAATGATGTTATGTACACAGTAACTGCTGAAGATGCTGGTAAGAAAAACACTGTAAGCCCTGCAATCATTAAACAATTGATTGATGAAGCAAAGAAAAAAGTAGAGAAGAATCCTGAAGCTATTGTAGAGCGTAAAGGTTTAATGGCTAAAGGAGTAGCATAATGGCATTTAGACTTAGTTCATTTCTTGGTGGTGCAGCTAAAGGTGCAACAGACTTAATCGAAGAGAGAGAAAAAGAGAATGCTCTTCAGATTAAAGAGAGTATTAAAAACATGTACCACAACTATGCTGAGTACAGAAAAGAAACAGATAAGAAGAAAGAAGAGATTAGAGAAACAGTAGGTTCTCTTCGTTCCTTTAAATTTGCTGATGGTCCTTTAGATGAGAAGGAGCTTATTGCTCTTGCTTCTGATTTACCAACAGCTAAATCTATTGCTGAAGAATTTAGAAAGAATCCTGAGAAGCTTGAAGGGTTGTCTAAGTCATTCATTAAAGCAACAGGTAACATACCTGAAGGCATGACCTTCAATGACTATGTTAATCAGTATGGCAAAGTGGCTAAGATGGATGCTACTGAGTTTGAACAAGCTGCTGCTGGTAAACAAGATGGCTTCTTAAATAAGATGGTGTATGGTAATAATGTAACTAAGATTAGAAACGCTGCTGCTAAGTATGGTGTTAGTGCTGAAGAGTTATACAACGTAGGTGCAGCTAAGGGTTCTAAGTCATTTCCAGCACTTCTTGAAGTTGACTATGCTAAGCTTAAAGACAAACCAGACTTTAAGAAAATTGAGTCTGATGCACAGGTTGCTATGCTCACTGCTAGACAAACTGGTACAGAAGAAGATCAAGCTAAAGCTGCTGCCAACTTAGGCCACATTACATTCATTAAAGAATATGGTGATAAGAAAGATAAGACACAAAACATAATTGAAGCTGATTATGCTAACAAAGTTATCAAGCTACAAAAAGAAGGTAAGCCTAAGGAAGCTGCTGAAATGGAAGCTGAGCTTAAAAGATGGCAGAAGCTTGTGGCTAATCCTGCTACGGCTGCTAAGACAGATGCTGATAAGATTTCTCAGGCCAACCTAATTACTGCTGCATCTAGAACAATGGTGTCTACGATGTCTAACTACCTACCACCCGGTAGCTTCATTACAACGTCTAATTCAGATGGTACAACTAACATTGAAGTTAAAGACTTGGCCTCCTCAGACAAGGCAGCTAAAGGCTACGTTGCTGGTAGAGAAGTGCTGATTAAAGAGATGACTACCAACGGCAAGCCTAGATCTGAGATGCATAAGAATGCTTTGTTATCTGCTGGTGTTCAGTTTGATAAAGATGGTAATGCTGTTAATCCTAAGATTCAGTATGGTGGTGAAGCACCTGCTCCAGCGGCAGCAGCAACACAAACACCAAGACCAAGGGGTGGTCCTATGGCTAGGCCAACAGCACCAGTGGATACAGCTAAGGCAAGATCAGAAGCTAATGCAGCCATTGCTAATGGGGCAGATAGAGCAGCAGTGGCTGCACGTTTTAAACAACAGACAGGACAGGATCTCTAAATGGGAATGTTTGATGACTTAATCCCCACTAAAACTAGTGGTGGTATGTTTGATGATTTAATTCCAACAAAGCTTACGCCTCAGCAAATGGAGGCTAAGGTTGTTCAGCCTCCCACAGAAGCTGAGCTTAAGGATGCAGAGAAACCTGCCATCATCACCAAACAACTCATGCCTAGACAGGCTAAGATTGAGGAAGCAAAAAAGAAAAGCTTAGAAACCACCATTCCTTTTGAAGACCTGTATAAAAATCCAGAACTGTTTGGTGTTATTAAAGACTACATGAAAGTTAGTCGTAATGTTGTTCCTGAGAAGGGTCAATCAGACGAAGACTTTGTTAAGAAGTACATGGCAACAATGAGGGATATTGAATTCAATACCTTCACTGGTGCTCTTCCTGAACTAAACAGAATCCGTAATGCTAAGCCTGAAGATGCTCAGACATTGGGACTGGGTAGAGAACTGTATAAACAAACACGAAGCGTATTCCAACCCGGTGGTCAAGGCTATGGCAGTGCTGATGCTTTAGTTCCTTATTGGAATGCAATGGCATCTATTGCTACAGACCCATTAAACTATGTTGGGTTTGTTGGAGGTAAGATTGGTGGACAGGTTGTTAAATTAACTGCTGCTCAAGAAGCTGCACAGCTTGCTCTTGGAGCTGCTTCTAAAGGTAAGCTTGCTTCCATCCTCACACCAACTAAAGGCAAAGTAGTTGCTGGAGTTGCTGGTTTAGAAGCTGCATCAGGAGCAGGTCAAAGTGTTGTTAGCCAACGCTTAGATCAAGAAGTTGCTAAGAGTATTGGTCAAGAGCCGGAAGAACTCAGCACAACACAGATAGCTGTTAGCGGAATTATCAGTGGACTCTTTGGTGGGTTAGAGGCTAAAGCTGCTATGACTAAGTTTGGTAAGACTGGTAAAGAACAGCTTGCTGACTTACTTAAGAAGTCTAAAGAGAAAACACCAACAGATCCAACTGCTCCACCCACTAAGGTAGAGACAGCTTTGTTATCTCCTGTTGATGAGAACATGGACCTACTTGCTGAAGAGTTTATGAAGCAAGAGGGTGCTAAGGTATTAGATCAAATCTCTCCTGCTGCTGCTTTGGTAGAGCCAGCTATCCGTAGAGACTTATCACAGAGAGCTATTCGTGTGGCTTTGAATGTGATTGAGAATGATCCTACCTACAAGGTTAAAGCAGGACAGAAGACCAGTACAGCTATTGCTGAAGTGTTCTCTGCTATGGACCAAGGTCTTATTGATGACACCCTGTTAGAGCAAGCCATTAGAAAAGAAGGACTGAGTCCTGAACAGTTTGCCCAAGCTAACAGAGTGACAGTGACACAAGCTGCTCAGATTATGCAGCAATACTCTACGGCTTCTAAGGCTTTGAATCGTCTGCGTCAAATTGATCCAGATGTTGCTAAGCAAGTGGATGCTTTGTATGGTGCGCCTGATGAATATACATCCACCCTTGGCTACTTAGGTGGTGCATTCAACCGCCTTGAAAGAGAAAGTAAAGCCCTCATCGTCAGCGGTATTGGCACTACTGTTCGTAACATTATGGGCAGTGGTATTGGTTTGACATTCAACTCAGCAGCTTCTGTTATTGAAGGCTCGTTGATGACCATAGGAAAGACACTAGCACCAGAAGCTAAAGGTGCTAGACTTAACACACTGAAGACAAGCATTGGTGACACCATTGAGAATGCCTTTGGTACATGGGGCTACTTGCGTAAGAATGATTTAGCCTCTGAAGTAACTGATGAGTTGCTCAAACATAACCCATCCATTAGAAGCCACATCCTTTCTGCTATGCAAGAGAGTGATACAGACCTGTCTAAGGTGGCTCGTATGGCTAATGCTCTTAATGTGGCACAGGATGCTTTCTTTAGGAAGGCCATCTTTGCTAACTCAGTGGAGAAGAAGCTTAAGGGTGTTGGCTTAGATATGTATGAGCTAATAGCTGATGGTAAAGTTATCCCTGCTGACATCCTTAAAGAAGCAGCAGATGAAACATTAAAAGCTACCTTCTCTTACACACCTAAAATACCTAAGGGTGGTATTAAGACATTCGAAGGTGGTGCTGAGGCGATGGGTAACTACTTTGTTAAAGCAGCAGAGGTTCCCGGTGGTAGCTTGTTTGTTACCTTCCCTCGCTTCATGACCAATGCCATTGCATTCCAATATCGTTATAGCCCATTGGGTGGTATTGCTGGAGCAGAAGACATTCTTAGAGGTTCTAAGATGTTAGCCAATGGTGATGAGACAGGTGCTGCTCTCATCAGAAAAGGTCAAGAGAACACAGCTAAGGGTATTGTAGGTACATCAGCTTTGCTTGCTGCCATTGACTATCGTGAGAACAATCAGGATGTTGAGTGGAACATGTGGAAAAGAGGTGATGGTACTACAGTGGACATGCGTGGCATCTTCCCAATTGGTCCTTTGTTAGCTATGGCTGATGTATCAGTGAAGCAAAAGCGTGGCTTGTCTGCTAAGACTGGTGATGCCTTTGAAGCTGTCATTGGTATGAAGATGCCAGCAGGTACACAGAACCAATTCATGGACCAACTCATCTCTGCTCTTTCTTCAGAGAGGGATGTAGAGAAGTGGGCTGATAAGATGGGTAAAGTGATTGGTGATTTTGGTGCTAGGTTTGTATCACCCTTCATCGTCAAAGACATCTTCAACCTTGTTGATTTGATTCGTGAAGGTGGCTCTGTTGCTAGAGATCCTAATGTACTTAAATCAGAGAAACCAGCAGATAGAATGTTAGAAGCTGCAGGTAATAGAATTCAATCTAAGCTTCCTGTGTTGAAGGAAGAACTACCTGAAACTATCCCCCGTGTTAGACAAGGACCAATATATAAAGAAGGTGAATTCTTTAACAACTTAGTTGGTATTCGTATCACACCAGAGAAGACACCAGAAGAAACTGAACTGGTCTACCTTGGTATTGAAACATACAAACTGTTTGGTCAACCATCAGGTGATAAAGAATATGACAGGGCTTATGTAGAAGAAGCTAATCCATTAGTGATTGCTACCATTCAAAGAGCAATGCTCAGTCCTCGCTATCAATCCTTACCTGAGATTGAACAGAAACAAGCCATTGAGAATGTAGTTAAGAACATTCTTCCAGTGGCTAGACAGCTCACTGATGCTAAGTTTATGCAGGAAGATTTAAATCGTGTGTACAAGATGAAGTTTAACAAACTCACTGAAGACACACGCAAGATTATTAATAATAGATATGCTGCTGAGAATAATGGTAAGACATTAGAAGAAACCAATGACTACATGAGAGTACCTGAGTATGCTGCTAAGATTAAAGATCTTCAGTTTGCTAAGGGTGGATTTCTTGCTGGAAAGATTGCCACAGCAGGAGCTAAAGCTGCTACTACAGGAGGCACTGAGGGAATGCTTAACCTTATTAGAAAGGTTAAAAATCCTGAAGCTATTGTTGCCAATGAAATTAACAATGTTGTTGAAGATGCTTTAAATAAAGCAGACTTAACAACTAAAGCAATTCCTACTAAGCCTGTTGCTAAAGCTAAGAGCACACCTCCAGTAGAAGAGGCTGCTCCAATTGCTAAGCAAATGGAAGAAGCCATCCCTGAAGCTGTGCCAACAAAGATTGAAGAGCCACTGCCTGAGATTAAAACAGAATTGCCACCACCAGAGCCTTCTATCTACACTACACCCATTGCCACTACAAATTTAAATAAACCTGCCTTTGGTTTTGATGAAGAGACTAGGAAGTCTACACTGTCTAGTATTAAAGTGCTTAGACAAGAAGCATTTGCTGCTGTTAAAGATGCTCCTGAGTTTGCGGGTATTGACCCAAGTGCTATTGCTGTAGCTCAAGGTGAATATAGAATTAAGACAGGCAGGGAGCTTAATGCTGATAGCCCTACAGATGTTACAGCCTTTGCTGAGTTTGCTCAGGGGTTCCAAAAGAAACTAGAAGATCTGAGAGAGCAATATAAAGACAAGCCACCAAAGATATTGATTCATGGCACAGAGACAGAGCGAACACCTGCTAAAGTTAAGCGTGGTTTCTATGATCCTCAAACAATGGAAAGTAAGAAACACATGGAACTAGATGTAGGGGCTACATCTTTCACCAGTGATCTACGATTGAACTACAGGGATGATGCCTTTGGTGGTCCAGTTGTTAAGAACATTTCTTACACTGAGATTCCATATGCTGACTATATGTTCAGAAGAGTGAACATGCCATTATCAGCATACAGTAAGAAGGACATGAACACCATTGCTAGAACCATCACTGGTGATCCAACAGTGGCTAGGCCGCTAAGCCTTCCTCGTAGCTTAGGCTACAGAGAAACTGAAGATGCTTTTGTGGAGAGTGAAAAACTCAAGATACAAACTGATTTCAATAAAGTTGAAAAACAATATGGCTTAATTGAGCAACAAGAAACTAATAGAAAAAGACTGACTAATAAATTATTAGATGTTGTTAACAAGACAGATAAAGATGGTCTTACTTTAATTGATAATATCAGAGCATCCACTGAAAAACCTAAAGAGGTTTATGAAACATACACCACCATTAAGGGATTGTTTAAGAATGAGTTTAGACATACAGGTGGCAAGGCTGCTACAAAAGATGGTAAGCTTCCAGTAACAGACAGCAATCAAACATTTATTAGTGCATTAAATAAACTGGCTAAGACAACCACTGTAGATACTATTGATGCAGTCTCTCTTTCTTTAGAAAGATCTGGAGCTAAAGATAAAGCACTAGCTTTAAAAGAGCTTAGTAAGAATCTAAAGACAATTCAGACAGTACCAACATATATACCATCAGGTTCAACACCAGCAGATATAGCTGACATGATTGCTACACAAACTAAAGCCGCTAATAATATTAGAGACTTAATTGGTAATGACTTTAAGATTGTTGATCCAGCCAACCCTAGTAACACCAAGAGAATTGGCTTAGCTAGGGGTGGCCTCGCAAGCCGTAGGTAATACAACATAAGATAGTCTATCAAGAGGAACCTTGTAAAAGAGTTCTCCTTGGTAGACATATTTATTTCTAGACTCTTTAACTTCTGAAGCTAACACAGCAGCAGCTTCACAATGGAACAAGGCTGTTCCATCCTTATTAACAGAAAAGAAGTATGTTAACATGTCCTGTGTTAGAAGCTTCTTTTTTCTGTTAGGTACATTCAAATCTTCATAGGGAAACTCTACAGTTTTCCATGACAGTCTGACTTCTACCTCAGCATACCCTACTAACAAGTCATCTTTATACAGATGCAAATCAATACCATACCTATCGGGATTATCTCTAGCTTCCATACCCCAAAAAGAAGAGACATAGTCTTTAACTACATCTCTTCCAAACTTGTCGTAGGTGTCGTGGAGTTCTTTATCAAACCGCTTGGTAGCCATTGAGTCTTTCAATGTTATCAAAGTAGCCACGATCAAATCCTCGTTGCCACTCTTTACCTGCCACAGATGATGGTTCATATTGATTGACCAACCATCCATGTCTGAAAGCTTTATAGCCCTGTTCAAATTGAATACGCAATGGTGCAGATCGTTCAGACTTGACTTGCATGTTATTCCCCTGTAGGTTTATCGCCTTTAATGAGTTCACCAATCTCTTCAAACTCACCAATATAGATACTAAGAAAAGGCAACTTAAGTAGTATACCACTATAAGAGAACAATTTATCTTGTGGTCCACCATCATCTATGATGTGACAGATGGTGTCATTAAACTCAATATCTAGCCCAATGCCCTGCCTTAGTTCTACAACTATCATGCAGCTTTACCCCATACATCATCCCAAGTACCAGTGGTAGCACCCTTGCTGTAGTCTGTTACACGCTGCTCAAAGAAGTTGGTGTGGCTAACACCAAGCATACCATCCACCCAAGGCAGAGGGTTCTTCTTAATCTTATAGATGCCTTTCATCCCCATAGAGATGAGTCTACGATCTGCAATGTAGCGGATGTATTGCTTCACTTCTTCTTTCGTAAGCTTCTCGACCTCGACCATCGAAAAAGCCAGATCCACAAACTGATCCTCCAGACCCACCATTTGATCTGCAATTTCCTTGATGCGGTCCGAAGTCGTTTCATCCTGATGGTGCTTAACATACTCACGATAAACCTTAATCATACCTTCAGCATGCTGAGTCTCATCCACTATGGACCAAGCAATGATCTGACCTAGTCCTTTAAGCTTACCATTCCTTGCAAAATTAAGCAACATAACAAAGCTAGAGAATAGCTGCATGCCCTCACCAAAGGCAGAGATGGCAGCAATCTTCTCAGCCATTGGTGCTGCACTAAGATTGTTAATGTAGTCATGCTTCTGCACCATCTCTCCATACTGTAGGAATTCATTGTATGTAGACTCAGGTAAACCTAAGGTTTCAATGAGGTGGGCGTATGCTGCTACATGCAGGGCTTCCCTACTGGCAAAGCCACTCATCATCATCCTTACCTCAGGCTGTTTGAATATAGGAATGTAGTGGTCATGATAACCACTGCCAATGTCCAAGTCACCTTGTACAAAGAAGCGCAAGATCTTTGTTAGAAACTCCTGCTCATGGCTGCTTAGTTTCTTGTAGTCTTTAACATCCTCAGACATAGGCACTTCAGTATGAAGCCAATGGCTCTGCTCATGTTGCAGCCAAGCATCATAAGCCCAAGGATATTTAAAGGGTTTGAATGTTGTACGCTCTTGCGTGATGTCTGTCTTAGTCTTTACCATATCAACCTTCACATGCTAAACAAGTTTCACCTTCTGCTACCTGCTTCAAATCAATATCGTCTTCAATCTTCTGACGCTTGATCTGAGCACCCACCTTATCTGCCTTACGCACCTTCTCTGAACGAAGATAGTATAAGCTTTTCAGTCCACTCTTCCAAGCAAGGAAGTGGATGGCATGTAGATATTTAATGGATACATTGGCATGGAAGAACAAGTTAATGCTCTGGCCTTGGTCAATGTATTTCTGTCTGTCTGCTGCAAGCTCAACCAACCAACGCTGATCAATCTCCATAGCAGTCTTAAACACTTCCTTCAAGTTGTCAGGAATGTCTAGGTGCTGTACAGATCCTTCGTTGCTGATGATGGATGCCCATGTGTCATCATCGTCCATACCCAGTGCAGCAAGTTGTGCCTTCAAGAACCTATTCTTGTATACGAATGCTCCGCTGAGTGTGTCCTGCCTAAATACATTTGCTCTGTAAGGCTCGACCGAAGGGCTAGTATTCCCCATGATAAGGCTGCTACTAGCGTTAGGGGCAATAGCAGTATGATGACTAAACCTTCTACTAATATTGCCGTGACCAGCATCGACACAACTACCACGCTGCTGCTCCAAGACAGAGTCAGCAAGTAGACACGAAGAATGAATGTGCTTAAAGATTTCATTGTTATAACTCTTAGCCATCACTCCATCGATGGCTACACCTTTCTTTTGTAATAGGGCATGGAAGCCTAGAGTACCAACACCAATGCTACGCTCCATCATTGCACTGTACTTAGCTCTTGCAATTGTTGATGGTGCTTTGTCGATGAAGTATTGCAAGACATTGTCTAGCATTTCCATAACATCCAAAATGAACTGCTTGTCATTCTTCCAGTCATCATAGTATTCTAGGTTGAGTGAAGATAAGCAACACACTGCTGTTCGTTTATTGTTAGTTGGTAGAAATATTTCTGTACACAGATTGCTACCATTAATCTTCAAGCCTTTGTCACTCAACCACTTAGGCATAGCCTTGTTAGCTGTGTCAATGAACACCAAGTATGGCTCACCTGTCTGCATGCGAAGGTCTAGGATTTTCTGCCATAAATATTTAGCAGACACTGTCTCCACCACTTCACCATTAGCAGGGTTCTTAAGTTGAAAGCTGTCATCAAAGTCAGGATCTTTCATGGCCTTCTCAATGATGGTCATAAATTCATCAGTGATGTTGATGCCATGATGCAGGTTTAGTGTGCGTACATTCTGATCACCAGTGGGCTTACGCATCTCTAAGAACTGGATGATGTCAGGGTGGTGAATGTCTAGGTAGGCAGCATAGCTACCTCGTCTTGTACGGCCTTGACGATAGGCCAAGGAACTGGCATCGTAGATTTTGAGGTGGGGCATAACACCAGTAGACTTATCGTCACCATTGCGGATACCAACATGAACCCCAACACCACCACCATACATGGATAGCCAGTTAGTTTCTGATAGGTTATCGACCAAGCCTTCTGCACTATCATCCATGTAATTAAGGAAACAGCTAATAGGGAGGCCACGCTTAGAGCGACCAAAAGATAGGATAGGCGTAGAATAGCTAAGCCAGTGCTTACTACTGTAGTCATACAGTCGCTGAGCATGTTCCTGATTTGAAGCAAACGATTCCGAAACATAAGCAAATCTTTCTTGAGGACTAACTTCTTCATCCTTCATATAACTTTCTCTCAATCTCTGGATGCCTAGTTCATCGAACAAACTATCCCGAGACAGGTCAATACTGACCTTAAACTTTGCCATAAAAATACTCCTGCTGTGGTGGAAAAAATGGGAGCCGAAGCTCCCGAAAGGAAAGGTAGTTATACCTCAGTTGACTTCTACTTGCCAGTTACAAATAGAGATGGAAATAAGTTTGTTAGCACTACCTTACATTGGTCTGCTACATCACGATGTTCTTTCTGTGTTGCTTTGTCGCAACGAATATCAACGTAGTGCATCCAGCTTCTCAGTGTACCATTCATGTACATTCTACTGGTGGTTAGTCCTTCGGGCAACACCTTTCGTGCTACCTCCTTGGCTATGCCCATGCCCAATGCAGCCTCATAGGACCGCTTTGCAGCCACTAAAACATCTGTCTGTAGCTCATCCCATACCGCCATCAATTCTCGGTCCTGAACGGCTATAGAGTTCTGTCTGTTCTTGTTATCCTGTAGCCTCACCTCACTGGTTTCATAGCGTGAGGAAATGGCATAGCGTTGTGAGAATTCTTGGAAGCTAAAGCTACGATGTCGCAATATCTGTCGTGCAATGTCACGGGTTGTCGTAATTTCCATACAGACATTCACCATTTCAAATGGACTCCAGTGTTTGTTGTCCATCAAATACTTCAACAGCTTAGGTGCTGTGTCAGGGTTGTCCTGATTCTCTGGGTTGCTCACCCTCGCCATGTACGCTATCAGGTGTTCCGCATTTGGTGTAGCCCAGATCAGTGTTACCGACATATTTCTTTCCTTCTTGAATGCCGTTCTTAATGGCTGTCATTATACCTAAGCTCAGTAGGATGTCACGCTCTTCCATTGTTAAATCAAATGTATAGGTGGCACTACCATCTTCATGTTCTTCTAGTAATATTACATTCATTTCTTTTTCCTTTCTGCTTTCTCTTCTTCTGTCTTCACCTTATGACAAGGCTTACACATCACTTGTAGGTTTTCTATCTCACAGAAGATGCGGTTAATAAAATCATCCCAACTAACAAACCCTGTCTTAGGATCTACCACTGGCAGCTTATGATCTACTTGAACATCTGCTGCAACAAAGTGTTTCTTACACTTGGCACATTTGTAATGCATCGCAAGCTTACCAGTCTTCTTATTTTCTTTCCTACCTACAAAAGCTTCTTTGAGTGCTTTATATTTAGGAGGCCAACGCCTAGATGCAGCTCTCAATGCAGAGGTGACGAAGCTTCTGAACCTAGCGTCAGTCCATTCACCACCATTCCTTTTTTTATTATCTACCAATTGGTGTATCTACTAGATGCGACATGTCAGCAGCATCGTAATGCACAAATAGATCTCTGGCTATTGCCAGTGCTTCGTCAATATCTAGAGCAACAAACTCAGAAAGATACTTATCGTATTCTCCCTCAGCTACATGCTCAACAACAAAGCCATTACTGGCTTCTCTAATGGTTACTGAATTAACTTTCATTCTAGTCCTTCGATATCAACGAAACTAAAGATGACATCCTGTGCATCCATTCGTTCCAACGAAGCAGTTAAGTTTTCAGTGATGGCTTCACTCAGCACTTCCTCATTCAAGTAAACATTGGGTAGGTCTTGTGGTTTAAATAATACCTTCAGATGGATGTCAACAGATATCATAATCGTTCCAGTCTTTCTTCTACCAACCTAGCATAACCAATGATGTCATGCCATGAGTCATGATACCAAGGATCACCATTAACAATGCGAGAGATTTTGTTACAGATGAGGTCAAGGCTTTCCTTCATATCATCATCCATCTCTTTCCACTCAGCACCAGATCTAACAACTTCTTTTAAGGCTTGTGAAACCCTAGAGACATCTTCTTTGTAGTTGCCATACCTAACACCACGTTGTATCAATGTGTCATCTACATTCATTGGATGCCTCCAACTGTCTTAGTGTCAATGGTGAAGTTGCCATCACCAAAGCTGTCATGGTCTGCGTTGTAAAAGAAGTCACCAACATCACCAAACATCTTACCGCAATATTCAACAAGCTTGTTAGCAAGCTGCTCATCTTCTTCCATATACTGTACAGTTGCTGCCAATATAGTAGCCATACCAATTAAATTATTTATATCATCTTCACTGATAGTGAGTGGTCCAAAGCCACTGACTAACACCTGAAAGTGTTTTTGATATACACCATCTACGATAGTAGGACGAAGTATTAGTGCAATGTCATTAGGCTTTAAGCTTGTGGAGGAGTCCATATTTGTCCTTCGTATCTGCGTAGAAAAAGAAGCTGAGCATTCTCTAACACACGCTCAGCATTACCCTCGTAAGCTTCCAACACTTTGTTGTACAGCTCAAGTTCATTTGTTGTGTCCCCAATTATCTTGGCTGCTTTCACTGGACCAACACGGAACAATCCTTTGATGTTATCAGCAGCATCACCAGTAATCATCTGCGTATACAGCTTGACCAGAGCTTCCTCTGGTTTGATGTAGTAGCCTAGATGTTTAACGAAGTTGTAATGCCATCCAACAATCTGATCTAAGTCTTTGTCTAAAGACACAATGACACAATTGTCACCAAGCTTTGTAGCTTCAATGGCAATGGTGTCATCAGCTTCTTCACCTTCAGATATAGAAGCACCCCATTCCTTTACTAGATAGTCTCTAAGGAAAGCTAGATGCTTTGGCTTAGGCTTGTCCACTCTGTTCCCTTTGTAAGGTACAGTGGTGGCTATCTGATATCGGAAGTTGTTCTTACCTGTTAGGTGCATGCTCCAACTATCCACGAAGCAATCAGGATAGATGTTATCAACACCGCACATAAGGACATCAACAATTAAACGATCCAGTGTTCGCTGTGCCGTTGCTTCGTCTTCGTCCTCACATGCGGATGCTGCCCGATAAGCGAATATATCGCTATCGAATAGTGCTTTCATTACTGCACTACTTGTTCTTCAGCAGCTTTACCTGCCTCGAAAGCTTTCAACTGCTCTGTCCCTTGCTCTTTAATAACAGCAATGGTATCTGTAACAGCCTCAAAGGGAAGCTTAGATAGCGCAGCCAATACCAAATTCAATTGGTCAAGGGTTAATGTAATATTGAAGTTCATAATACATCCTCATCATCTGCGCTAATGCCACTGGCTGCAGCATACTCAACCAAGTCAGTGACAACCAGCTTCTTCAACGAAGGGCTAACACCTTTCTTGTTCTTGTATGTCCAAGAGTAGGAAGACACAAGAGCCTTACCCTTGCTACCATTACCGATAGCCTCAGTAATCTCATCATTGTCCGTATCAAAGACACGGATAGGCTTCTCTGATTTGCAAGTGATGTACCTGCCCATGTCAGCCTTCTTATCTTCACCAGTTTGAACACTGATACCCATATCTTCCAGTGCTGCAACAGCAGCATCAGACAGGTTGCATAAGTTCAACTGGAACTTACCAGACATGTCATTCACTTTGTTGTGCTGACACCAGAACAAATCAGCCTTAAGCTTAATTGCTTTCTTTTCTTCACTCATAATATTCTCCAATATAAAAACCCACCTCTATCGTTAGTGGCACTCACGCCAGTTGTTACCAACCTTACCTTCGGCATCAACTGGACACCGGAAACTAAGAGCCTCACCTGCCTTGGTTGCTGCTTGCTCTATGAGCCTAGCTGCTTCCTCTGCCTGATCTTCTCTCACTTCCCACTGTGTTTCGTCATGAACAAACGCTAACAGTTTAGCATTTATTCCCTTCTCTTGCAACAGCTTTGTTGATTCAACAAGCCATTGTTTAGCAATGATAGCACCTGCACTTTGCAGCAATGTGTTTAATGCTGCATGTTCTGATCTAACCCACACTCTCCTACCATCTAAGGCAGGTAAGTGACCCTTAGCCATCAGCCTAGATATCTTCTTCTTCAGAGCAGAAAGGCCGGGTGTGTTATTGATAAAACTATCAATAAGTTTCTTGCCTTTACTACTGTTACCACCCACAATCGAACCCGCCTTGGCTGCACCTGCACCATACAACACACCATAGGTGAGTGTCTTTGTAACATTCCTAGCCTTCTTATGCTCAGGATTGTTATCGTCCTTGACAGTGCCTCGTTCCACCAAGCCAAAGCTCTGTGCATTGAACCAGTGGATGTCACCCTTAAGCAACTCAGTGATCCACTCTTGGTCATTGAGGTAGTGACCTAAGCAGCGTAGCTCAATGCCTGACAGGTCAACACCCACCTGCTTATATCCCTTAGGCACTGTCCATACTTCTCTGCACTCAGCCCCATATGGACCACCCACGGCAGGGATCTGCGCCATGTTAGGACTACTGTGTGTCGCCCTTCCTGTAACTGCGCCATTGGTTGTCACTCTACCATGCACCCTACCATCATCAGCTACCAGCTCAAGCCAACTACTTATCTGAGATACACGCTTTTGAATCATTAAGTATTCAGCTACAAGCTTAGCTTCAGGTAGGTCAATGGTTTCTAGGACAGCTTCGTCAACAATGACATTGCCTTTGTCTGTGTGTTTCTTAAATACAACACCAAGCCCTGCCAATCGCTCAGCAATCTGCTGCCTACTTCCGGGATTGAAGATGATTACTTTGTCCTTAAGTTGTTTGCCTGTCTTCTCAGAGACACGCTGCTCAACGATAGGGAGAAACACCTTCTGCATCTCCTCTTCAATGTCAGACATGCGTCCACTAAGTATGGCATGCAACGCCATAGCCTTAGGCATATCAAGCATGAAGCCATTGTCTTCCATGCCACGGCAGATGATGGCAACCTCATGCTCAAGCTGAATGCTTTGTTGGGAAAACCCTTCCTTCGTCATGGTTACTGTCAGAAAGTTGTACAGTTTTTCTAAAAGTTGAACATCTTGTTCACAATAGGTAGCCATCTCTTGTGTCCATCCACTGTCGAAGTCAGTGAAACCAATCTTGTGACTACCTAAGCGGTAGCCCCATGCCTCTAGGCTATGTGGTGTAGGAGCCTTTCCTTCCTTAGGAAGCACCACCTCAATGTCAGGTTTGTACAGCCGTGACATTACTAGGGTATCCACTAGGCTGTTGTCAGAAATGCCAACACCCCATACCTTCTTCAGGATGGGAGCATCAAAGCCAATGATGTTGTGGCCCACCACTTGCTCACCCTCTAAGTATTGCTGCAAGCTGTCGGCTTCCCGCCAGTGCCTCACCTCACCAGTGGTGTTGTGCTTGGTTACACACAACCATATGGTGTCATGTTTCAGGTTTGTCTCTATGTCTAAGAAGATCATTGTCCTTGTCCTTATCATTTTGTCGGAGATTGTTAACATCTACCGACTGTTTGTAATCTTCTAATGAATCTTTACCAAAGATGGCATTCCATCTTGATGCCCATTCCTCATCAGCTATTGACTTGGGACGCTGAGTGTGTCCCTTTCCACCATCACTCGTCATGATATTGCCACACCACTACAGGTGTGTCCTTTCCTATGTAAGCACCTTCAATATTAAAGTTGATGTAGTCGATAGCTTCTTCAGAATCCATACCATCTCTGATCATTAGCTGCTCAACCATCTTCTCACAATCGTAGACCAATACATCAACACGCTCTTTACCAATCCAAAGATTGGATGTTCCTATAATGGCACTGTCAAACCCATCCCACTTCTTCATAACATTGTTCCTTCCATAGCTGAATCAATCTCAAACATTCTGCCAGTGTCTTTGTTATAAAGCAAGCTGCAAGCAGGACCAGTCTGTCCACTGTAGCGGTTCTTCAACACCCTCACCTTGGTGGTGTTACGCTCAATAGGATCATCATGCTGACCATTCCTCTCCAGTGATATCACCATGTCACTTAGCTGTGCAATGGCAGCACTGCCTCGTAGCTGAGCTAAGCTAGTGGTTGCACCTTCCTCATGTCCCTTGTCTGATGGACGCTTGAGGTGGCTAACAATGATGAGAGCTATGTTAGTTTCCTGCACAAGCATGCGAAGCTTGGTCATGATTTCATCAATGGCCTTACGCTCATCACCATTGTCCTGACTAGACACAATGATAGACAAGTGATCCAAGAATACATACTTACAGCCTAGTCCCTTAGCCATGTACTTGACACGATTGACAATGTTCTCAATGGCTGTACTTCCAAAGTGATCGAAGAAGAACAAACGCCCAGTGCCTAGTGTCTTCTCGAATGCGTCCTTGCGTACAGCATCAGACACCACAGATGTAGGCAGATGCAAAGGTGCATCAGCAGCAAGGCTCATCATAGACAGACTAGTCTTTCTCACACTCTCTTCAAGAAACATCAAGCCAATGTTGTCACTGCTATTCTGTAACAAGTGCCAAACAATTTCCCTTAGGGTTTGACTCTTACCTAGTCCACTACCTGCTGTGAATGTAACTAGCTCACCTGCTCTAATGCCATAGGTAATTTCATTCAGTCCCTTCCAAGGGTAGAAACAATCTGCTGCCTCCATTGGTGTAGACACCAACTCCCACAGGCTAGACCCACACACAATGCCATCAGGCACGAAGGGTTCAGCAGCCCACCATCTAGAAACAAAGGCAGCTTCCTTGCTATCAGCAAGCCACTCGCATGCATCTTTATATTCAGGGTCTGGTTTAAATATCTTGCACTTGCTACCAAACAATTCAGCAACTTCCTTTGCTGCCTTCTGTCCTGCCTCATCACCATCAAAGCACAGCACAATGTTTTCAAAGCTATTGATGTATTCGTAGTTTGCTTTAGCGTCCTTCAATGCACTACCTGCACCTGTGCGTATAGACACGACAGGATATTTACTACCTGTCAATTGGTATGCAGCCAGTGCATCAAACTCACCTTCAGTGATGGTGAGATACTTGCCATTGGATGGGTATAGGTTCTGTCCAAACAGAGTACCCTTGCTCCACCCACCCACTGTTGTGAACTTCTTGTCCTTCACTTCCCTACGCTTAGCTGCTACCAGTTGGGAGTTGCTATCGTAATAGGGAAAGTAATAATGGCCTTCGCTACGGACTACCCCATAGCGTTCCATTGTTGCTTTGTTAATGCGTCTGTCTGACACACTAACACTGTGTCCTTCGTTGTAGCTTTTAATAAAGCCACTCGTATCTTTTGTATCACCATCTACATCAATCACTTCAAGTCTTTCGTTGTTCGTTGAGGGAATGTATGT